TTCTGCTATCGTTGCCTATGGAATTAGGAAAAGTCAGCAGTATCGGCTTGAGAAAAGGAGTGTTCCTTTTCCCAGTGCTGGCAAACTGGTAGGATAATGACCTATGGCTACAGGTACGGTGAAGTGCCTCTTCCCGCTTTGGGGAAAATCAAAGCGCGGACGTTCATAAAGGAGCTTTATTGTGACACTTCACGGCGACCTCCTGTAGCCATATCCTTGGGCCCGCATTCCCGCGGAATCGCCCTGCCCCATCCGTGTCCAGCGGATAGGGACACCATGTTGGCCGGCGCTGCAAAGCGATTCGCCTCAGAACCACCAGTACCAGAAGAAGAACTCTTGAATGAGTTCACTGATTTCGTAGATCAGTGGCTGGTGAAGAACCTAGTGCCCTTAGCTCCAGATGTTGATACGTCTGTGGACACATGGCTAAAAACTGCGAATTACCCCTTATGGCGAAAGTTAGACTTGATTAACAAATTTGACAAGCTTGCCACCATTTGGGATGACCCCAAGTATACTTGGGTCAAGTCGTTCATGAAGGACGAAGGATATGCTTGTGACGGTTACAAGCATGCCCGTGGAATCAATAGTAGGACAGACGAGTACAAATGTGCTGTCGGACCGATATTCCACTTGATCGAAAAAGAAGTATTCAAACACCCAGCTTTCATAAAGAAAGTGCCCGTAAAAGATAGGGCGGCATACATCATGGAACGATTATACCGTGTTGGAGCGAGATACATGTGCACTGATTATACAGCATATGAATCGCACTTCACGAAGATCATGATGATGGCTGGGGAGTTTCGACTCTACAAGTACATGACCAAATTTCTCCCTGAGAAACGAGACTTCGACAAGCACATGGACGAAGTTCTCTCTGGGACTAACCGACTCACCTTTAAGTTTTTCATTATGTGGATTGAAGCCACGAGAATGAGCGGTGAGATGTGCACTTCACTTGGAAATGGCTTTTCCAACCTCATGGCCTTCCTCTTTGCTTGCAGAAAAGCGGGGGGAGAAGGCATTGCGGTTGTCGAAGGAGACGATTGTATAGGAGACCCTGGAAGTGTGGTCCCTACTGCGGAATTCTTTAAGCGCATGGGTCTTACCATCAAACTGGAAGCAGTTGATGACATAGCCAGAGCGTCTTTCTGCGGCCTCATCTTCGACACAGTGGATTTAGAAATAGTGACCGATCCCAAGAAGGTTCTTGCTTCTTTTGGGTGGACTTCAAATCGGTATGCTAGAGCCAAGTCTTCAAAAATGAGAGAGTTATTGAAATGTAAAGCGTTATCTCTCGCATCGCAGTATCCAGCTTGTCCAATTATTACAGAGCTGGCACATTATGTGTTGCGGAACACACGAAATGTTACCGTTACTGCGAAGACGTTCTGGTCTCTTGACTGGTACCAACGCGAAAAATTGCTCGTTGATTTTAAATGTAAAGTTACCAATTATGGTTTTTACTTCCATCAAATTGACATCACTCGAAAAGAGCCAGGTCTGCGGACTCGTGTCTTAGTAGAAGAGATGTATGGAATCACCATTGCTCAGCAGCTTGAACTGGAGCAACAATTGAGGAATAAAATCGACTTTGAGCCCATTGATGTAAGAGGTATATCTTTCCCGGATTCATGGGAGGAGTATTTTCAATGGTATGCATTAAATGTCCAGATAGATTCTGATCTGGACCACCCCGGTGCTCTGTGGACTAAACGGCCGGGATTCAAGAAAGAATGGTAGAGCTAGACATACCCGACCCATATGGGGGAACGTAAACAAAAACTAGACTTTCCTGCTGCGTG